TCTACGTATTTTTCAGCATCACGGCTTGTTAGTGCACGTGCATAATGTTCCAGATATTTCTGGAAATGCTTTCTACGTATTTTACGTAATTGGATATTAAGAAAGTTAAGCACAGCTTCCATTTCTTGTAATTGATTAAAACGATATGCAGTAATACCAGGCAATGCACTCATATTTTTTTCTACAATACCTGATATATTAATATCACGCTTTGCATTTTCAAGTTCAGTTTCATAAAATGCTATGAAATCTGGAATTGCACTTATATCTTGGCTTACTCTGGTATACCAACTGCTCATTCGTCATCAATATCTTCGTCAGATTCCTCTAATTCAACATGTTCAGCAATTGCAGCTTGCATAATACGATCAACGGCTAGTTCTTGTAAATCGTTGTCAGTAATTCCTAAGTCAACCAACTCATTGATAACATGGTCGGCTGCAATTTGACGATCTTTAACAGGTATGTATTCCCTGACTGTTTGCCAAAATTGTACAAGTAATTCGCTTGTATCACTCATCTTCTACTTCTTCCTTCTTAGTCACGGGAGTATGTTTACTATACTCACTCATAATTATATCAAGCTGTTCATTAGTAAAATTCTTCCTAAACTCCTTGATAATTTCTCCTGTTACGGGACTGGTATAAGCAAGACGATTGCCTTCCTTTACTAAAATTCCTTCATCTTCAAACATTTCGATGAGACCGCTATACGGACTCATACCAGTAGTGTAAGGAATCTTCACCTGAACACTTTCAAATGGTTTGGCATAACGTGTCTTCATAATCTTACACGCAGCACGGATACCATTTACTTCCGAGGTCTTGTTGCCATCTTCATCTTCTTTCAACTTTAATTTACGCATTGCTACTACAATAGAACTTGCGTAGATAAAACCTTGACCGCCACTAATCTTGTCATCGGGGTCAAACATGTCTTGTGATGCATAGGTGTGATTAGTTGCAATCATACCAATATTATAACTACCGAACATGTTGACGCAGTTACGAACAAGTGCGGTCAGTGCTTTTGGTTTACGACCCATATCACCCTTTAAGTCACCTGCTTCAAACTGATTGATATCAGTTGGAGTAAGCAACATACCAAGTGAATCTAGAACGAATAAAACTTTTGGACGCTCGCCTTCTGGCAATGCCTTATACGTATCCATAAAGTTAGTAATAGTTTTGGCAACATCATCAATCATTGCCATATTGAGTTTAAGAAGTTTTTCTTCACTGGTATCTACACCAAGTGCCTTAAGCCAATCTTCATCAAGTGCATTTTCTGTATCAATAAGAATAACATAAATGCCTTGATCTTGTGCATTTTTAACAACGTTTCCGCTGCAAATATAACTCTTACCTGCACCACTCTCACCAGCAAATACAGTTACTTTTCCAAGAGGGATACCTTTATTAAAATCACCACTAATGCGATAATTTAAAGTATAATTTCCCGTTGAAACCCAATCAGTCGGGTCATTGTAACCAACACTCATGCCTGGAATTGCTTTGGTCAGGTCTTTACGAAATTTTGATATGTCAAATGGTTTAGCCATGTTTATGCCTTTATTGAAATATAATACAAAAAGTGGGCAGACTTGTCAATAAATCTGCCCACATTTATTATAATTATTCTGCTGTCTTACGATTGCGAATCATGCTGAGAATTTCAGCGGCACGTTGATTGCTATCACCTTTTGGTGCAGTGCTAATTGGAGTAGATGCTACTTGAGAATCTTCATCCCATGGCGCATCTTCCTTAACAACTGCAACCTGTGGACGAGCGGCAGGTGCACTACGAGCGACTGGAGTGGAATCTTCTGCATCAGCAGCATCACCACGCAAACCAGCAGGCTTGTAATACTGACCCCAACGATTTTCATCGTAGGTAGCACCGTCTACAGATGCCTCAAACATCTCCTTGATGATCTTGAGTTCTGCGTCACCAGGTTTCTTTGGAAGGAAACTCTTCAAGTCAAACAGTCCAAATGCATCAATTGCTGCATTTTCTGCTTGAGTTAAGGCACTTTCCTTACGTGCCCACTTGCTGGTAGCATAATCTGCATACTGACCCTTGCTAGTTTTAGTGATACTGAAATCCAAACCACGTTCAAAATCTGTTGGTATTTCTTCGATATCAGGGTCTTTCAATGCAGCAATGATCAATGGATATATGCTGGGGCTAATAACGAACCTACGAATTGGATTTTCGGGTACGCTGTCTTCTGCAAGTGGATTGTCACGGACAAATCCTTGGAAGATATAAGAACGCTTCTTCCAATACTTACGACCCATTTCCTCAAGACTCTTGTCCTTAAACCAAGTACGAACTTCTGTAAGAATTGGGCATGTTTCATTCCACATTTCAACACAAGGAACTTGAACGATAACAGGCTTGCTGTTCATCTGACCTTTAACTCCACTAAACGGAAGTTTGATCATTGCACGTTCAACCCAGAAGAAATCATTCTTAGTGTCACCATCAGGTAAGAACCTGACACGTGCCGTAGAACCTTCTGGAATGTCCCAATGTGGATAGATTGCGTTATCACGACCGCCGCCGCTATTACTTCCGCTGTTGCGGGTTTCTTGTTGTGCGAGTTTCGCACGGATTTCTGCCAATGAAGCCATAATGTTTTCCTTTCTGTGCCATATGTGCCTAATACAATGAAACTATTTTCACTGCATATATCTATTTATACACCAACGATAGAATAGATGCAATATTTTTCTTCAATTATTAAAAATTATTTTGTCACGTAGTACCAATCCTTCTGCTAAATCTTCACATAAGATTAGATGACTGCGTTTAATTTCCAATGTTTGATTTGTAATATCGCTGCACACATCCTTAATATAGCAAGTATTTTCAGGAATTGCAATATCTTTTGGTAATTCTTTCCACCATATAGGAACACTATAAAATAGCGGCTTATAATACCAATCATACCATTCTGCTGCCCAACACAGATGAACTTCGAATATATTGCCGCCTATTGTTTCAAAATTTACATAACCTGTAAACTCTGGAAGTAGGTTTTTCCATATATTTTGGGCTTCATCTAAATCACCGTTTTCAATAGTCCAATAATCAATAACTTTATGATCTGCTGTTTGATATGCGGTTGCTTTTTTACAGTGTATTACTTCACCACCTAATAGCTGAACATCATAGGAACAATGTGTGCCAGTGAATAGCGGCATCCAAAAATGACCAGCAATATATTCAATGTCGTTGGGACCATTCCACACTTTGCTACCAAGTGCCATTCCTTCTAAATTCATCATTGGTTTAGAAAATACTGGAAATGTTTTTGGTTTTATGCCATGTGGACCACATTCATAATTAAGTGTTTGTGATAATAATAACTTATTGTAAACCCATCTTGCCCACGGATATTGAGGATATGCTTCTATATCCGTGAGAAGGGGTGTTTTCATTGTGCTGGGTTTATATAAACCGTGTCACCGTTGATAACTGGTCCAGTAAGTGTAATTTGATAATTACCTTCTGTTGTTGGTCCCATGTCAACAGCATGGTCGGGAAAGTTTGGAATTACTTCACTTATAACTTTCCAACTCATGCTGCCACTATCAACATATCTTTGATTTGCAGCCCAATCTTGGAGCCATGCTAAATCATAATTCATTATACAGTTGCCTGTTTAGGTTCTACTTGACCTTTGCCCATTAGAGTTCTAAATAATGCTACGATAGCATTAATAGCCATGGGTGCATTTAACCAAGCCATTGCCTGAAGAACAGTTGATGGTTCCACGCCTTGACTAAAAATTGGTAATATTACAGATAACATAGTGGCTTTTAACGACAACGCAGCAACTAAAGTTCCAACACTGCCATCGTCAATGGCAAAAAAGTTTCTTTTAAATCTTTCAACGAATGAATTAATTTTTTCAAGTTCTGCATCTTTGCCTTGAGCACGAAATTGCTGTTCCATATTATCAACTTTTGCTTTTAGTGCTTCTGGATTTTTTTGAGCAACACCAAACATTTGTTTGATTTTTTCTTTAATTGTATCTAAAAGTCCTTCATTTAATTGGCTTTCATTAAGTTTGAACTCGGAAAAAATCTTACGAGTTTCATCATCAAATCTGCTGTCAATTTCAATTGCTTCTAATTTAAGTCTTGTTAAACGAATGTCGTTGCTCATAATAAAAATCCTTTTCTATATTTATTTTATGACGATACCAGCAACTGCTTGCATCCAACGTAGGTCAGCTTTTACGCTTTCTTCTGTTTTTTCTTTCTTGTCCTTTACTGCCTTCTTGAATGGTTCTTTTTTGTCACCATCCTTGTCAACATCAAGGAAATCTGGCTTTGCTTTTGCTTCTGCAACATTTTCATCAGTATATTCAACATCATTATGCTTCATATAATCACGAACTGTGTCAATATAATCAGCTGCCATAGTAATCTTGTCTTGAACCCATTCAGGAAGATTTTCATCATCCTGCAACATTGCTTCAAGTTCTTCTGCTGCATCTTTAATTGTTGATAAGCGATTTTTACCCATACGACCTTCTTGATCATATTCTGCCTTGTCATCAGCACTTGGCTCACTGCCACCATGCTCTTCATGCTCTTCATCATGGCTTTCACCAGCTTCGTGTTCATCGTTTTCTTCTTCTTGTGCGTAGATATAGTTTTCCATTAGAGGCAAACCTGCCAATTTACGCATTTCCATTACTTCTTTACTCATTTTGGTTTCCTCTACTTTTTGTTCTTTGTCATCCCAACGCTTGTCATCAGCGTCTGAATCTTCATGTTCTGGTTTGTCACTTGGACCTTCACCAACCCATATTTTTTTACTTGGGACTGGATCGTTTTTACCATTTGCTGTTACTAATGCTTGAATTGCATCAATAATTTTACTTGCTTGTTCTTTGCTTTTTGAATCTCGTAATTGACGATGTAATTCACTATATTTTTTAGAATAATCACTTACTGGTGATGGCATTTTAACATCTTTTGCACCAGGAAATGTATCATCTTCCTTTACTTGATAGGTCTTGCCATCTACTTCAAATTCTTTCTTGCCACTTGCCTTAGCAGCAGCTAATGCACCACTAAACTCATTGCCTTCATTTGGTTCTTCTGTAACAGCATCTTCTGTCTTTGACATTTTTTGTTTAATCCAAGCCATTGCTTCTTCTTCGGTATTGAAGTGTTCAATTGGATTACTTGGATTACGCTTTAATACAACATCAAAACCGCCATGTGGTGCTGGTTTAAACATATATGGAACAATATCTTGATCACTGCTTGCCATTCTTGACAAAGCGTTAAGTGCACCAGCACCAGTTGAAACTGCACCAAGACCTAATATCGCCGCTATACCTTTTCCAAGAGCTTCACGACGAGTCATGTCTTCTTCACTTACATTTCTACTCATATCAAAGTTTTTATTAAAAGCCCCCTTAATAATAACTTTTTTAGCATATTCTGGTAAATCACTAAATTTTACAGGATGCGTATTTAAATTTGGGTTCTTAACAATTACATTGTATAACCTTTCAGGTGAATCGTATTTCTGCCAAGCTGGAAACGGACCGTCATGACCTTCTGGTTGTGGATGATCTGGAATATTTAATAACTTGTTATCGCCCTTTTTCCAAAAAAAAGTTCCACGACTATTACGATAAATGTTATAATCAGCCATTCCTCGCCCTTCGTCAAGACTTTCATTATAATCCATGCTGTTAAACTGGTCATGCGTCATTACATGAAGTAGGTCACCATGTGTTCTTGCTAAATCATCAAGGTCTTGATCGTCAATTGGTGTTCCATCTGTATATTGTCCAGATACAAAATGCGCATCACTAAAATCTGGATAATCAGTTGTATCAGGAATTGTAACTTCTAATGTGTTTATATCAACTTGCTTGCCATTGATTTCAACTGGTGCAGTCATTGGACCTTCGCTAACTGCATCTTCTTTTTTCATATATTTGTCTTTAATTTTGCCAAGTTCTTCTTGACTTGCACCTTCACGACCTGCTTTTGCAAGTGCTGACATGCCGTCTTTACCATACTTCTTTTTACCAGTATAG